AGTGTCTCAGCATCAGTAAGAACTCTGTTCTGAACTGAAGGTAAACCAGTTGAATAGTTACCTGGTCCGAAACCAACGTATTCAAATGTATGGTTACCAGATCTTAGGATACTAGGTCGTCTAAGTTCTGTTGCTGTTCCACCCGTAGCATTTACGGGTACCATTCTTTGAGTTGTGTCTATTTCTCTCGCTTCACCATCTCTTGCTTCAAGAGTAATAAAGTTAGCAACAGCAGAGTCAGTAGTAGATGCGTTGGTATAGTTGTTCCTAGTCTCTATAATGAAATCACCAATACCTTCCTTGGTAATTGATAGTGACTTATCTTCGATACTACCGTCAGTTGTCTCAACCAAACCAATAGTAGTATTACTTGCAATAGATGTTGCTTCGTTAGGATCTTCAGTCGGGTTGTCCTTATCCAATACAGGATATAGGTTATTAATATTCTGAGCGAATGAGAATGCACTTACATTTGCATTGGTTGGTGATATACTACCCTTGATAACAGTGATGTAGTAGATACCATTTTGAACTGACTTGATAAGTTCTTGTTCAGTCTTGATATCGTAGATGAAGTATACAGATCCATATGACTGACCTGTAGGTACGTTCCTAGGTTGTATGACATAACCGTTGATCGGTTCTCTTGAGAGAGCTGATGCTGAGCTGTCTACTTCGTAACGTAGTCTGTATGTTCTATCTCTAGATGATCTGTTATCAGGAATACGTGTAAGATATGATGCACCACTGAATAGTGAGTCAGCATAGAATGTTTCAGTTCCTAGATGGTAGTGTATACCAGCATATCCTGTGGTTGCACTAGCAGATGATGAAGTACTTGTTGCAGCAGTTACCCTTATGTACCAACATCCAAGTTCAGTAGAATATTGTAGTGGATGATTAGGATCGCCAGGTGTAAATGACTGAACTGTCACGTTAGTGTATGCAGTATCAGCAGGAGTTGTACTATTATCGGGAGATATAAGAGCAGCATATGTGCTTGTAGTTGATCCACTGATTAGTGAAACAAACAATATATCTTGCTTCTTAGCACCAATACTGAAACCTTGTAGTTTGTATGGTGGTTTTGTAGCAGCAGAATTATATCCATAGAGATATACTCTTGTGTTTACAGCACCAGCATATGTCCATGTAAGGATACCATCAGATGCACTACCAGTTGTATGTGTTGGTGGAGTGCTTCCTGCTTGAATTGTACCTGAGGATCCTGCTAACGTTGCTGAATAGTATGTGTTACCATTGTACACACAACTGTACTGACCTTGATCAGTATTGAATGAACCACCAGATGTCCATGTTATATTGTTTGTGGAAGAGTTATATTGTATCTTCTGTACGTCAAGAGCAACATATCCAACAGGAATTGTACTGACTGTACCTTTGTATCCAGTCTCTGAACTGTTGGTGGTTCCTCTATAACCTCGGTTAAGAGTTAATGCACCGTTAGCACCAGTAACTGTGTCTACCTTATATGTCTCTATGTTGTCAATCGTATTGAATCTAACATAGTCACCAGCAACGATACCATGGCTGGTATTAGCTGGACTAACAGTTACACTCTTGTTGTTCTGTGTGATACCAAATGTGTATCCACTAACAACAGCATATGTTCTTGATAATTTTTGTGGAGGTATGACGTGTGTGATCGTACCAGCTTTATCCTGAGTGAATGGTGCACTCTTGAATCCTTTTGCTCTTAATGCACAGGATCCAAAGTTAGAGTTAGAGTTGGTAATTGATTGGTCGCCACCACCAGTGGCAACGAAATGGTCAGCAAAACCAACAGCGAATACAGATACTGCCTGAATAACTGCATCATTAGAGCATTTGACATGGAAGTTCCTATAAGATGCTTTGAATATACTATCACCATCAGTGTGTGAACCAGCAATATATGCTGAGCCGTCCCACTTGATGAATGCATTGTCGTCTTTTTGTAGTGATACACCAGTAAACTGAGCAACAACCATGGATTTGAATCCAGTTGACTTACTACCATCAGCATGCATACCTTGCATACCCCAAGTAGAACGTAGTGATATGTTGAAGATATATGGTGATGAACTATCAACGTTGTCTACTTCTACCTCAACAGTTGCGTTAGTTGCAGTCGGGTTACCAGATGGAGCACCAGTAGAAGGGTTCTTGATAACATATCTGAATGTAGTAGTTGTTGGTATCTCACTGATATAGTATGATCCATTGAATCTATCAGCATCAGTTCCAGTTACACCACTGATTAGTACGGGAGTTCCAACAGAGAACCCGTGAGCATCAGCAGTTGTTATCTCTGCAGTTGTTGTAAACACGTTTGTACTTACATAGTCAGTTACTGCAGTGTTAATAGTTTTAGGACCTGAAGTATTCGGACCTACAATTCTATTCTCTTCTATTCTCTTCTGTAAATCATCAGCAGATATAACACTTGTACTATCAGGAATATCTGTAAATGCTTTCGCTACCTTTTGATAGTATAAGTCTAAGTCAGTAAGATTTAATGCATTACCAGCAGTGTCATTGACAGTGCTTTGTGTGTTCTTACCATCAGCATACTCAAAACAAGTTAGTTTATGGTGTGAGAATGTTGGAGGTGAGGATGCACTTGGTTGTGCTGGATCTTTGTACACACCTGTACTAGGACCATCAAAGAAACTAAACTGCCAGAAGTAACAACCACCTGTCACACGGAAGATTGCACTAGGATTAATTGCACCAGCAGCAGGATCAGGAACATATAACGGACGTAACTTTGTCTTACGTAAGTCCATACCTACGATAGATGTACCTCTAGGTACTACAAGACCACCTTCTATCGAGTTAAACTTATAAAGTACGTTGTTTGGATTAGGGTTACCACTAGAATCTATAAGATTCATGTCACTAGCAGCACTCAACTCTGCTATGTCACTAGCAATAAATGCTTGACCAGTTGTATTTGTACCTGGTCTGTTGTCAATAACATAATCGCCAGGATATAATACTATACTGAATGCTTCAAATGCGTCATTATATTGTCCACTTCTATATGAAAATCTTGCAGCTTCTAATAATGCCCTTTGAATACTCTTGAAGGGTCTATTAGGTGAGTTACCTCTATTGTCAAATGCATCAGACGCATCGAAATCATCTGAGTTGACATATAAACAACGTCCAGTTTTTGACGTGAAGACGTTTTTTAATCTTGTTAGTGCCATTTAATTTGTTTGATGATTTATGTTTCAGCAGCTTCTTCAAAACCAATGAAGGTGCAGGATACTGCTCCACTGCAACTTACAAAGAGTGTTTGGTATTCACCAAGCACGATACCAGGAACTTCGTATACAGAAACATCTGCTACTGCTTTTTGTTTAACCAAGTATTGCTCTGCAGCAATTTTAGTTACCCCAGACACAAGTAGTTCAACACCGTTGTTATCGATAAATTCAGTGGTTGGTGTTGTGTTACCAGAAGCAGCGTATCTTGTCGCTGTTGTTGCTACTGGTCTCCAGAGTCTTGCGAGTGATCTGTTGAGGTTATTATTCGATGTCTCACGATGTTCATTAGTGAAGTCACCAATCTGAGTATAGTCAAGATTGTTCTTAAACTCATAGTTTTGGAGGTAGAGTGTGCCATTTAATCCGTCATAAAATCTACTTTTGCCTGACCATCCAGCAGTTCCACCAGTACCAGCATGTGAAGTACCAGCAGCAATGGTTGCTCCTGATGTAGCACCTGTAAAGGTAGTGTCACCAGAAGGAAGGTCAAATGCTAATGGATGACTCAAATCATACAACCATAATTTTTTGTTAGTTGAATCCCAATATCTTACTTTACCTGTACATGCAGTTGGGTTTCTGTTAGAGTTAGTCCAGTTGACTACCTCGTTTGCTTGGAAAGTACCACTATCGGATGCACCCTCGATTACAATTGAACTTTGTGCTTGATTAGAACCAAAGGAAAATGAACCATAATTCAAGTATGATGAACTTGTGTTAGGGTCATTAGGTTGTGCCGATAATGCATCAAACTGTATTATGTCTGTTGCCTCAACTATACCTACGTCTACGTTCAATGAACCGCCAGTATTATTTGCAATCACTAATTTACCACTTGCCAAGGTTGCACCTGGACATGTGTAAAATGGAAATCCTGTTGTTGTTAATTTGGTGCTATTAGCTGCTACAGTTAGATTTGTGTAGCCAGTTACAGTTGGAGTAAATGTCCCCAATACACCATTCTGTTTAGTCGCCATGGTTAATTAATTGAATGATTGAAAATAAACTCTTGCTCTGGACACGCCCCCAGAAGTTTGTGCGTTTAATGTAGATGTGGTTGATGTGACTGGATCTGTGAGAATTATCTCTCTTGCAGTAATCTTACCACCTGTCCCTGCTGCAGGGTTGGTTGTAGTGATTTGCAAATCACCGTCAATGTTGGAATTACCAGATACATCAAACTTGAAAGAAGGTGATTTACCTATACCAAAGTTACCCCCAGAATCTAGCACTGCTTGGTCTGTTCCTGTGTTGTCAGTAAAGTGTAAACCTATACCAGCAGCACCCTTTTGAAGGATGAACTTACCCGCAGCTCCATTACCAGCGATAATGGTAGACCCCGTAGCATATATAGTTCCCTCAACCTCTAGATTATACGAGGATGCTGTACGACCAACACCGACGTTGGTGTTTCCCCCACCGACGGAACCGAACTCAAAGTTTGTTCCAGATGTTGCGGTAATGTTACCCCCACCTGTAATGTTACCCCCGAATACAGCGTTACCATTAGAACTATCCAAAGTAAACTTGTTAGTAGCAATAGCGATGTCGCCACTGCCTGTGATAGATGTGACAGCATCTATTGCTCCTCCAATGTTAATTCCTGTACTACTTGTTGTTACACGAGCAGAATCGTTATGATATATGATAGTATTTGTAGTGTTCGCTTTCAAAAACTTAGTAGCACCAGAGTTCAATCCAATGTCAGCACTGCTAATGGTTATACCATTTGTAGAAGTGTCTGTAATTGTTGATGCATCTGTACTATTCGTATATGCTATTTGTAAATCATCATCAGTTCCCATCTTAATGATTTTATCATCAACCATTTCAATATGATTATTAGCATTCAAATCACCTGTTAAGGTAATAGTTGAGTTTGCAATAATAGTATTGTTAAATGTTGCCGACGAAGCAAATGTTGATGCTGCATTTACGGTCAGAGTGTCTGATGCTTCATCACCAATCGTTGTGTTACCATTGATTCCTATATCACTGACTGTTACTGCACCAGTAAACACTGGACTTGCTATTGTCTTATTCGTTAATGTCTGTGTTGCAGTCAAGGTGACCAATGTGTCAGATGCTGCTGCTGCACCATTAGAAGGTAACACATAAGTGTGCTGAACTCCTGCTGGTATGGATGCAGAACTGAATCTTGCTACCTTCGTCTCGTCCGAAGAGTTAGGTATCACAAAATTCAGATCATTAATTGCTAAGATAGAACCTAAACGTATCTTACCAGTTCCCTGTGCAGATATAGTGAAGTCTAAGTTAGTGTCAGCACTATCTCTTGCTTGAATGTTAAGAGTAGTTCCAACTTTTTGAATGTTGAGTCTAGCATCTCCCATTGCAAGTCCAACTTGACCTTGTGTTGTCGAGAACACACCAGTCGAAGTCTTACCTTCAAACTGAACGCCAGGTGCTGTATAAGTACCAGACGGTACTGCTTTAAATATACTGCCTATAGCAGTTCGTTTATTTTGATCTGTTGGGTCTGAGTTATCAAGTAGTAAAAGGGTATCGGATGAGGATACATTCCCACTAGTCAATAATGTAAGATCAGATATCTTTCTTGTTGCCATTATTGATAGACAATAAAACTATCAAGAGTATTTATACGACTTTATCAAAGATGAAATATCCTTCGCTTCCTTCCCAGTATCCTTTGTCCCATGTATGGTATGCATTCTCAAATAATTTAACGTTACTTACCAGTGGTTTGTCCTTCCATGTACAGTTTTCTGATGACTCGCCAGTGAACTTATAATCATCCATGTGGAACTTAAATAACATATCACATGCAGGATTTTTGACTACAATTAGATTTGGTGCAAACTCTAAAGGTTCTGTCACCTCCACTTCCTGCTCCCTGTACGGTTCATCCATGTAACTGTACCTAGATGATGTATGAAATTTATAATCACTTATCTTCTTGTGTTCTACTATTATATGTGCCCACTTTGTAGGATTAGATGCTGCCTGTGTCCAGTTGTCAAACTTACCCTCAAACCATTTGCAAAATAAATCTATATTCATCTAAAAGGACACCTCTTCTCTTTGTCATTCCTATTCATTATTATATCCCAAGTTTTAAATTTTGCAAATAGTCTCAATGTATTCTGTTGTTTCAATTGTGATGATAATTCTGGAGGTGGTGTACGTTGTTCCAGTTGTACCGAACTTTTGCATGGGAACCGAATTAATGAAATTGGTGTTCCCTTTCGTAAGTACACATCGTTGTCTAATAACTTGATGCCTATAACTATAGGACGAAACCAAGAAGATATAGGAAAAGTCCCTTGGACAACTTCCATCCCTTCTCTCGAAAGTGCTGCAGGTGATAATTGTTCAATCCATACATCCTTCTTCTTTGTCCAGAAAAACCAGTTGAACATCATCTGTATCTCAGGATACTCACCATCTAACCACGTTTCTGACAAATGAAAATACTGGTCAAATGCCTTCTGTGGTAGATTAGTTTCTAATCGGTTGTCCTTAAACTTGATGCCAAGGTCAAATGGTTGTTCTATAACAAATGTATTCTTATAATATTCTTTAAATGCAGGACATTTAGAATGGTCATAGGAGTTGTCATATCCCGCCAAATATTTTTTTGGAGAACCTACGAACTCAGGTGGAAATTGGTCACCTTCCTCTCCAACTTTATACGACCAGTATACCTTCACTCTTCTTCTTTCAATATCTCTTCTATTTCTATCTCAAGTTCTGCTGTCTTCTTAGCAGCAGCATCTGCCTGAGCACGTGCCTGTGTCGCTGCAGTCATAGGAGAATCAGGATTTGATTTCTTCTTGTACTTGGATACATTTACCTTCTTCTTTTTACCCTTGTTTGCTTTCGCTTTCTTAATTACCTCAATAGCATCACCAACTGTGACGATATCTCCTGCTGACTCGTCAGCAATCTCGATACCGAAACACTCTTCTAGAAACATGACAAGTTCTACCATGTCCAGACTGTCAGCGTTTAGGTCAAGAAATTTACTGTCCCATTTGATATCTTCTATATCCACTCTGTCTCCTAGAGTTTCTTTAATAGCAAGACGTGCTATCTTTAGCATAGTTGTCTTACCAACACGCTCAGATGTTTTGAGCAGGGTTTTAATTTCGGAATAAGTATGATTGTATGACATTATACGTAAGTTACCTCAGAAGATGGAACCATCTCTCGAACAAGATTAAGGACTCTCATGAATTGCTCCATGGTACAGTCAACTTCTTCTCTTCTATCTGTACTGCTTATCAGCACAAATTTTCTTGAAGGGATATCTACTATCACTTGTTCGAGTGTTTCTAGTTCTTCGTTATGCATTAATATGATGCGATGATACAATCAGTATAGCACCCTAATGTAAGTTTGTAAAGTGGGGGTCAGATGCTGCTCTACTAGCACGTCTGATTGCTGCTTCTGCCTTTGACAAAAGTGTTTGTCCTGCTTCTCTATTCTGCTGCATAGTCTGCATAGGATCGGTGGTACTATCTTCTCTTACTAATTCTTCTACGTAATCTTCTAAATGCTTCACAAGAATGCTCTTTAAGAATTGTGCTTCTTGTTTTGTTACTGACATGTGGTGAAAAGTCATGTGTCTCTTTGAAATCTACAATCAATTCAAATATATTTCTGAACCAGCGACATTTACGTTGCCAGTAGCAGATATATTATAGTTACCTGAGGTTGACAATGATGTATTGCCTGATACAGATATATCATAACTAGAGTTTGCGGGTACGGATATCATGCCATCAAATGCTCCACCTTTTATACAGGTGTGATTAGTGCCAGATACAATAGTTCTGACCTTACCCTTAACATCAGTGATAAAATTACCACCGACAGATTCGTATCTACACATATCTGCATTGATACGTACATCTCCATCACTCTTTACCGAGAATGTTGATGTTGGTTTTTGAATCTTAATTTCATAATTACCTTTGACGTTTTCTTTGATAGAACCGCCAGCACTCAAGTCATTTAACAAAAATGTAGTCTTGTTCTCATAACTATTAGATTTCAGTTTCATCTGATTCTTTGACTCTAGAGCCATGTTCTCATCAGCTTGAACTGTCATCACACCACCGCACTGGATTTGGTAATTTCCATTTACGGTATCATATCTGTCACCCTCAACTTCTGTGTGCATATCACCTTCAACATAAAGGTTGACATCACCAATTACTTGTAAGACTACTCTGTCGGATTTGATATCTGTACCGACTTTTATAACGAGATTGTGGTCTGATAGAATATATGTATCATTGTAAGACTTTAGAGTATTGTTATTTAACTCGTCCAAGTCAAGGAAATTACCGTTACCATTGAGGATTCTGATTCTCTCAGACTCCTCAGTATTATTCATTTCAATGCGATGTCCCGCAGAAGTTTCCTGTATCCAGTTCTTAGGATACTTTACTTTATTATCAGGAGCAGTATTCTCCTGATTAGTACCACCACTAAAAGGTTCTATAGTCATTAGTATCCACCTCCGTATGATGGTGGGTTAGGAGTACTTGGTGTACTCGGAGTAGATGGAGTAGTCGGAGTACTTGGTGTTGAGGGAGTCGATGGAGTAGACGATACACTTGATGTTGATGTGGTTGATGGAGTGGACGATACATTTGTTGTTACTACATCGTCAACGGTAGTATTAATCATAGGATGACCTACGCAGTCTATGTATGTTTGGAGTTCTAGGATATTACTCTCTTTAATTTCTCTAGGACCTGAGTAATCATATATTACAGATACCTTTCCACCTGTTCCTTGACTGTCCTCAATAACAGGTTTAACAAACCCAAGTACAGTTTTTGTAATGTTAGGTTTTATGAGTCTGCCTTGACTGTCAACAGTATATGTACCAATCTGTTGCTTGTCTTTACCTTTACCTACTGTGATGATAGGATTTTTGTATCCAGAACCAACATTGACTGTTTTTACATCATTTATTCTTGGTATTAGATCACCACACTTAGCATATATTGCTTTAGCATCGTTTGGTATGACTAGATGAGGGAACTTTTTGGTGAAGTTAAGTACAAACTCGTGACCAGATTTAGTTCTAAGTTGTAATCCAACCTTTAAGTTTGTATTGAATGATGTATCTATAGTTGCCAATAGTATATGCTCATCATCATAATCTACGTCAACAACTTGTAACACGTCAGGAGAACTCTCAGTTACTTGTTGAATGTACTCACCATCATTTACATGTTCTTGCAATCCTGCTTTCTTTACCATAACTGCATATTGTTCATTAGGACAAAATGTTTCAGCAGGATCAAATCCATATCCTATACCAGATTTTATAACTTCTATTGAGTCTACCATACCATCAATAATATTTGGTCTGAACTCTGCACCGCTGCCTTCTGGTTCATTACATGTAAACTGTGCTTTGACTGATGCTTCTAGGTTCACTGAACTACCTTTCTTCTTCATCAATACACCAAGCATTTGACCTATATCATCTACGATTGCTATTGCTTTCACTGGACTGGTTGTACTTAAGTTATCCCATACCAATTCTGGGAAGCATGGTTTTCTATTCAATATACCACTGTTACAATTCAATGCAGCAGTTGCTGGTTTACCACTAGAATCATAGAAGTTAATACTCTCAAACCTCTCCAAAGGTCCTTTTGTATCAGATTCATCTGTGTCTCTACCTTTTTTAACAGCACCAACTCCAGTTTCAAATACAGATGCACCAATAGCACATGATAAAGCACCATCGCAGAATAAATCTATAAACTCACCAACTTTGTTAAGTATACCCTGTACCTGTTTAGAAGCACCCTTGATAGCTCCCATAACACCTGACAATATTCCCATTGCAGCGTTAACTTTGCTCATTATTTCTTTCATAATATCACCCAATATGTTTTGAACAAGACATAGTGCGGTGTCTAGTACATTCTCTATTAGATCTTTCAACAATCCCTTAATAAAGTCACCCAACTCACCAAGTAATTGTTTGAATAAACATGAAACTAAACCACCAATATCTTTAAGTTGTGTTTTGACAGCATCATCTAAATCTGGATTTGGTATGTTAAGTTTGTCTAGACCATCTTGTACAAGTTTGTTGGTCTCCTCCATTACCACACCTTTAATGTTAGATGTGAGTCCTCTAAGTTTTGTTCCTATCCTATCTGATACTATACTAATTTCTTTATCGAGGTCAACAATTCTACCAGTTGCTTTATCAATGAATTGATTTATCTCATTTTTTTCTATACCACGAGCAAACTTCATGAACTCAGCAAGAGGTGCTTCTAGTTTAGTAGCAGTTTCAGATCCACACTTACCGTTACCAACTTGCACTGTAACTCTCTTATCGCTATTAGCTTTATCACCCGCTGTTGACTCACGTTTTGTACCACCTTTTTTATTGTTACTGTTAATCTCGTTTTTTTCTTGGAATATTACCTCCCATTTCTTATCTAAACCCGTTTTGTCATCTACTACAACAGTATTTTCTGAGTTTGGAGTTGCACTACCTGTGTCAACATGATGTCTTTCATCGTAGTCACCAGCAGCTAGTTTTGCAAACCCCTGCTCTGAACCTTTATCTGTACCATAGTTTACGTCTGGATTCTCATCAGTTATAGATCCCATGACAATAGGAATCTGTGCTGACGCACCATCCATAAAGAAACCAACAACCCAACTATTCAGTTGTAGTTGATGATTAGAACCAATACCAGACTTCTGTGCATATATTGGAGGCATCAATACCTGTGCCCATGGCAGATGTTTAGTTGGTAACGCTGCCCTACTTTCATTGTGATATCCTACAATTCTAACTTTTACTTTGTTGTTATAATCGTAATCTGTCTCGTCTATTTCTTTGGTTTCTACATCATAGGAACCGTCACCAATATTCTCCACCTGTCCAATCCACCAATTGAACCCATCTTTTCCTATAAAATTAGCAGTTGCTTCGTACATATTATGAACCTGGACTATCTGTAACTAATGTGAGTGCAGTACCCATCCTGTCATCACCACTGTAGAATGTTCTTTCTACTTTAGCAATAACATATTTACCACTATTTGACTCATCAAAATCTCTACTTCTACCTTTAAATGTATTGAGTTGAACGACATTACCAACAGTTAAATCAAATTTACCAATATATTCTATCTCAAGTATTTTGTTATAAAATAATTTTTCCCGTAAAGATGATTGTGACAGTTGCTTTGTAAGTCCTGCAGTATGAGTTCCTTGGGAGAACAGTGCTGTATCTACTATCTTCGACATAATACGAGTGGATGAAGTATCCTTATCAAAATTTTTAAAATATTCTGGTTTCTTACCCTTGTTTAAGAGTTCGACACTATCATAATATTTATTGATGTTAAATTTAATATTTTCATAATTCATGTTGTAAAGGTCAACTGTCATAACGTTGCTGGAGTAAGACCCAATGTTTAACCCCTTCAATACATCAGTTGATGATTTAACCCTTATACTACCGATAGACAAGATATCTTCCTCATCATTTTCGTCTAATTCTTTTGATTGATTTCCAACGATGATAGTTTTTACAACTGGATCTCTAGCAAATTTGTCATAGGACTTAAAATTATACCCAAATTTATTTTCAAAGAATGCATAACCAGCACTTGCAGATGCACCGCTACCCTTAACTGGGACAGATTTTGAAGCAAGCCATGATATTATAGTAAATGGACACCAGAATGGCGATACGAATGAATACTTATTGAATGTTTTTTCAATATTGTTCTCTCTGTCTATACTAACACCTGTTTGTAAAACTCCACCTAGTATATCATCTACGACTATCTCATCTATAGTTTTACCTTCACCCTCACCAAACCTTTTTGATAACTTGATAGCAGCATTATTAATAAAATCTGGTGTGCACAACATCAAGGTTGCTTTTGACACACTACCATCTTGAACTCTATCTTGTATGTCATATATCACATAGTACCCACCAATAAGATTATCTTTATGGTCAGCTATCTCAATGAAAACTTGCTCCATGCCTCTGAGTTTAGAACATACTGCAGTCTCACTATCTGTTATCTGAATTTCCATCCTTTTGGTTGCAGATTGAATGTCCTCAACATACTTGACGTATAGAGTTTGATTCACACCAATAGAATATATCTCACCATCTATGGTGATATTAAATGTCAGTAGTTGGAAGTTACTCTGTTGCATTAGAATTGAGACGTTTTATTGTATACTGAAAGATATGGAGACTCGGTAGTCTTGGGTGCGGTAAGACCTCCACCTTGAACCTTTGATGTCTTAGTCATTGGTTGAGTCATGTTACTATTTGCAGCAGATACTAAAGATGCAGTTGCGATATCTGTTTTTGATTTAGCACTTTCCCTGTTCTCATCTATCACTTTATCAGTCAGTTCTGATATGTTTGTAATTCTATCACCATTAGAATTATATGTATTAGTTACACTACCAAATGCTTTCATTCCCATGTTCGCCATCATACCCATAGGTGTTAGCGATAGTGCTTGCTTACTCATATTAGTAATATTATTGAATGCTGTAGATTTACTGAATGACTTAGCACCTTCAAATATTTTTTGACCACCCATGATTGACATACCCATAGGTGACATCATCAAAGCAGACTTTAATGTTGGTTTACGTGATTTAACTGGTTGCATGGCTCTGCCTGAACCATCTCCAAGTCCTATACCATCAGCAGTACCAGTATATGGCATTCTAGGTGAATAGTTAGTTTGTAGGTCTGGAGGATCACCCTGCATCTGTGGTGCTTTAACAAGTGCACCACCAACTCCACCACTACCACCAGCACCACCCATTGTGCCACCAATCAGAGATATAATATTCTCTAAGAAACCACCTTTCCCTGCTTTACCATCTTTACCATCCACTCCATCATCTGTTTTGTCAGCATCAGTTCCCATCTCATAATTAATAGGATCTAATCTAAATGCTGATGAAATATTTGCAATGTTATCTCTTACTGCTACTGCAGATGACTGACTTCCTGCTGGTATCTTACTCATCAAGTCAATGAGTGCAACTGCAGCTGCCTTTGCTGGTAATGCTAGAGTCTCACCAAATGCTTTCTTTAACTTATCATCTACTGTAAAATCATCTTCAATATCTTTTGATATGTTCTTCTTGATACCATCTTCTAGTCCAACCTTAGCAAGTTCAGTCTTCTTAGGTTGTTCCATAGGTTCTGAACCCATGGATTGAGCATTGATAGTCAATGCATTAGATACATCTGCACCACCGAGTAAACCAGTTGCTGCTTTTACAAGTGGTTGTTTAGGTGCTTTCTTTGTTGATACGTTAGGAACTAGATCATTAACTGGACTTAAATCTATACTAGGTGACTTAACTGGTTGCACAGTAACACCGCCAGTCTCATCTAAGGACTGGAGTTTTTCTTGCATCAAGAAATCTCGATGTACATCTTCTCTGTACATCGCTTGCATCATAGCAGTTCTATTGTCTAGAAACTTACTGAGACTAGCAATTACTTCGGTAAGATTTTCCATTAACTAACTACCTCTCTTTTTGATCCTTTACCAAACACATCAATGACCACGTAGTCTTTACTATCCTTATTTACCTCAGTTGGCACGGGATATGGCACAAATGTTTCAATTGGTACAGGAATTCTCATTTGAGCAATGTTATCACCCACACCAGTTTGTTTCTCCAACTGTTTGACGGGTTCTTGCCCCAAAATATTTTTTGCCGATGAAACGTTTGGTTGTTTTATATTTGGATTAGTAATCTGACTAGAGTTCTTTTTCTCAGGTGCTGCAATATTATTTGGTATCCACTTTCGATTGCCAGGTTGTAACCACTTGTCGTTTGGTTCATTGTTCCAGAAGTCAAAGTGAACTGGATCTTTATCTCCTTGCCATTTGAATCCATATTTTGAACCATTCTCTCTCATCCATTCATTTGCTTTTGAATAGTAATTTATGTCTATTGCCCAACCTTGACCATGTGGAGACAATCCAACGGGTGCAGGAGTCATCACATTTGGATCCCCAGCTGCTGCTCTGTCTATAAGTTCTTGTTGTTGCTTGGCACTTCTAAATGAAGATGTCACACTCATAGGCAAGTTAACACCATCTTTTGCTGCAGCATTCACTGCACGTTCCCATGCTTTCATAGTAGATGGGTTCAATATAATAGGTGCACCGTTACCAGCAACATTTGGATTTGGTGTTGAAGGTTCTGGTTTACCATCTCCCATCATACCTACATCTTTGGCAGCAAGTGCTGCATCTAGTCCAACAGATACTGCTGTACCAATGCCAGGTACTGTACCAGCAACACCTGATAACATTTCTAATCCTGCACCTTTGAAGTCACCCGCCATCATTCGTTGACCAGCAAACAACAATCCTGCACCCAGACCAAGAAATGGTATTTTCTTCAATAATCCTTTACCTAATGCCTTTCCACCTATCTTAGCAACACTCTTTACACCTATCTTTCTCCCTGCCTTCTTAAGTAAACCCTTAGCTACAGTCTTACTTCTTCTTGCTACCTTACCAACTTTCTTACCTATCTTTGTCTTCCTTAATACTTTCCTACCCATGTTCAACATACCTAACAAACCACCTCCACCTCTAGCATTTTGTCTCTTTGGTTCTGCTGGTGCACCAGCGATGAGTGCTGTAACACCACCAGTTCCCTCAAATGGTTTCAAAGGTTTTGTTAAACCAAAGTTACCCTCTACAGTTGCAACATCACTTATACCAAAGATAGATGCTAACGAATTAGCTTCTGCCATAACACCAGCTCTTGCTGATGAGTTAGGTAGTTTATTAAGAAACCCGATTGTGGATGCAATCATTACAGATGCACCTTCTCTATACATCGATTCTATTGCTTCACCAAACTTAGCAACTGGAATTACCAGCTCAGGACCTGCTTCACCTATAAGTGCTGGTGTTGCTGATGTGACATATCCACCTGTTGCAAATTGATTACCGATTCCAAGACCAC